TTAAGACCCATGATATCTATATTACGGATACCGTTAAGGATACCGTTAATACCATTGAACGGGATAGCAACAACGTTGTTGATACCACCGATAATAGCGTTTACGATAGTCTTAAAGCCGTTTAAGATACCGTCAACAATACCCATGAAGATACGACCACCGGTTGAGAAGATAGCTTTAACTCCTTCCCATGCGTTGCCAAAGACTGTACCGAAGAACGAAGCAACAGTGCCAAAGACATTTTTAATTGCCTCCCATGCACCCCTAGCTATGTTTACGAACAAGTCAAAGGCTCCCTTGATATCTCCGTGAACAATTTTGTTGATAAGGTCTGCAACCCACTTAACCACGTCGATAATACCGCCAATAACAGTACATAGACCTGCAATAACTGGCTCTAGCACCGTCTCGATAGCTCCTATGATAAAGTCGATAACAGGTTTTGCTACTTCCCAGATTTGCTTAATAATCTCTATGACAGTGTTAATAAGTGGTATAAGTTTTTCGTCTAAGACAGGTTTTACGTACTTCTCGTACATGTCTACTACCCACTGACAGAGTTGTTTTATCCAGCCAATAAGTGTGGATACTATATTTATAATAGTGCCCAGTCCTTCTTGAAACGCTGGAGAAGCAACCCACTGTTGGACGCTATCGCCGATAAGGGTAGTGAACTCTAACAAGCTGTTAAACACACCTTGCACGTTTTCTAGCATGCCTAGTCCTTCTTCTCCCCAAACACTAGCGAAAGCTTCAGAGATATACCCTGCGATTTCGTTTATTTGAGTGAAGATTTCTAGTATAAGACCTGCTCCAGTAGCGAAGGCGTCGCTTGCGAACAAGTCCCCAAAACTCTTACTCACAATATCCATAACTGATAGGATACCGTCCCAAGAGTGCAAGATACTAGAGATAACAGCTTCTCCTCGTCCTGCTTCGTCCCAAGCGGTCTTAATAGAACCTGCAATATTCCCGATAATATCGAAAATATTTTTCCAGATATTGAAGATATGTGTTGCGATACTCTCGCCTATGTCGCTGTCCCACATTTTAAGGAACGTGCTACCGATATCTCCAAGAAGTGCTAAGACGTTTTCAAAGGCTTTCTTTGCTGAAGCAATTACGCTCTTGCCTACCTTGTCCCATGCTCTCTTAAACGGAGCAAACAGTGTAGCCAGTGTATCTTTAATCTTATTTAAGAACTCTAAGATTTTAGGGTCGGTCTTCATTTCTTCGCCGAAGTCGATACCACCGCCTCCGCCTCCACCGCCTCCGCCGGAAGATTTAGGAGCGTCGTTTACTTCGAGTGTGTCAAAGCTTGCAAGTTTACCCTGTGCTTCCTCTGCTGACTTTCCTACGTTGCCATAGGCTTTAGCTTGGTCGTTCAAGGCTTTTGCATTAGCTTTAGCCTGTGCTCCGGTCTTTCCAAAGAGACCAGCTATAAACGTTGCAATAGTGCCTGTAACTACTGACAAAGCACTCATAAGAGCGTTAAGAGCCGGTAAGATAGCGTTATAGATAGGAGCAAACGCTGTCGCTAAGTTCGCTTTAATCTGGTTAAGGGAGCTTGCGAAGGCGTCGTTACTCATGAGAACAGCTCCTACTTCTTTTCTAAGGGCATTTAAGCCACTGCGAATAGCCGAGAATACAAGAGCTGTAAGTGCAAGGTTTGTTATTCTAGTTTTGAGTTTGTCGATTTTCTGCCCGATAGCTTCAAAGCCTGACTTGATACCGTCTGCACCTTTGGATAGAACCGTAGCAAAGTTTGTTTTTGCTAGGTCTGATAATTTCTCTTTCAAGCCGTTTGCTTGCTCTTTGCTGTCCGCCAACTTCTGCTCTGTTAATTGTATTTTGTTTGCTAACTCTTGAGCTTCTATTGTCGTACTAGGGTCGAGCTTAGCTTGCTGGATATTGTCTGATAAGATTTTAGCTTTGTTTGTTAGTTCGTCGTACTGCTCTCCAAGTTCGATATCTTTCTGAATTAGGGCGTCTCTTCCTGCTAAGTCTTTTGCATATTGCGGACTGTTCTCGCCATACATAGACTTTGTCATGTCGAGCCCTGCATTTTTTGTGTCAATGTCGACTTCCATACTGTCGAGCGTCTTCTTAAGCGTCTCTGCCTCTTTGGTAGTCTTCTTAAGTTCACTCTCCATGGCTTTTATTGAAGCCGGCGTAGTGTTACCGCTCGTTATCTGGTCTAGCTTGTTTTTGAGTTTATCTAGCTCTGCTTCCTCTTTCGTGAGGTTGTCGACGGACTTGTTGTATTGGGAAGCCAGCTTTTTTGCATTTTCAATAAGAGCTTGCCAGCCCTTTTTTACGCCGTCGTCATTTAGTCTGGTGTCAATGACGATAGCACCTTTACTTGCCATTTATCTAACCTCCTTGAAGTCGCCTCATAAACTCGCTTTCTTCTTTACTTGGCTTATCGTCATAATTTATGTCTAGTATTTCCCTAGACTTAACATATATTTTGCGTTCTTCTTTTGTGAGTTTTCCCTCGTTCTTCTTGTTGCGGAGGTACACCATGTTAGAAAAAGCACAGTCTGGTTTCACGTCTGAAAACAAAAAAACAAACTTCCACCAGTGCAAAAACTCGACTTCTTCTAAGTCTATCTGGTGTGTTTGTTTAATTGCCGAGTATATATATCGTCCGTCTTTAGAGAACTTATACACTCTCTTTGTACTGCTAACTGTTTTCTTCTGTTCTCCACAGTCAAGGAACCGTACGCCTTCCTCGACCGCTTTCTTGAAGTTTTTAGGGATAGTCTTATACAACCTACGGACTAGGACTTCGTATTTATCCATTTCCGCTAGGTCGTCGTCCTCGAACGCCATAATTATTTTGAGACAGTTACGGAAGTCCGCATTTATCTCATAGACTACGTCGTCTATCCTTATTTTTGTGGGGAACCTATCCGTTAGAACGTTCACATTACGTCGCCTTCGTCTTTATCTTCAACGTATTTATTTACTCGCTTGTCGTGTGCGTCCTTAAAATATGGCGTGATACCTTTTAAGAAAGCTTCTAAGCCCTCAATATCGTGTCCGCCTTGTAAAATGAGTTGGCTAGTGCCTTCGCCGAATACCTTGTCGATTTTTTCTGCGATTTTCTCCACACGCTCCACGGTATAAGAGGTAAAGTCGATAACTTTGTTAAGAGTGGTACGAACCTCGTCAAAGTCTTTCTTCTCTGTTAGTTCTCCCTCTGGAATACCCTTGAGCTCGCCTACACCTTTGTATTTGTCGTCTATCTTATAGATTTCGTCCCCGATTTCCATAAGTGCATTATAGGTACCGATATCCTCTGGGTTAAACGTGATTTTACCGATTACCTCGCCTTTTTCGTTCTCTACGTCGACAGAGACTTTCTTTGATTTGATTTTAATTGCCATATAATTTTCCTCACTTTCTTAAAAGTACAAGAGGTGGGGTCGCCACCTCTCATACAGGGTAGTTTAAGCACTTTCTGCTGTAAACTTTTTGGTATCTGGGTTAAAGGTACCGTAGATACGTGCACCTTTCCAGTTGATATCGAACGGGTCGCTGATACCGGTTGTATCGCCACCATGAGACTGAAGGTTGATAACACCAGTCTGTTTGAAGGCTGGGTATTCTCCGCTCTGTGCTTCGCCGTTAAGAGACACTTCGATAAACTCCATTTCGAGGTCGGAACCTTCCAAGTCCTCGAAGTAGATACGCTGTAAGAACTTGGACATTTCGCTGTCGCTTTCCTGTTTGAACGGGTCGACAGTCGTTGTTTGTGCTCCCTTAGTAACTTCGACAGAAGTAACACCGAGAACGTTCTTAAAGCTGTTGGTCTCGTTATTCATAGTACGAGACATATCCTCGTTGTCTTTACCGATAGCTTCTAGCACTTCGTTAGCACCAGAACCAAAAACACCGAAGACAATATACTCTTCACGTTTTGCTTTAGACATGATTATTTCTTCCTTTCTTTATAAGTTAGTCGACACTGTATCTGATATCTAGCACAGCGTTGACCGTCATTTACACCGAATAGATAACCTGCCGTGGTAGGCTCGACTGCTTCTACTTCTCTGCCTTCTCCTAAGTCTGGGAAGACTTCGTTTCGGTTGTTGTCGTCTAGCCACGTGCTAAGTTTCTCGTACAGGTGCAAGTTGTCTATGTTCTCCCGGCTTGCGTCGGTAGCATAGAAGTTTCGACTTGCAAAAACAAAGAGGAATTGGCACTCTCGGCTTCCGTCGACAAAGTTTCGGATAACAGGGTTAGCTGGAGTTTCCTCGATAGAGTAACTACCGTCCTTACTACCCAAAAAGTCGACTTTAACCTTTGCCAGTTCCCCTAGCTCTGGGCAAGTCTCCAGATACTCTTTTACTGCCTCAATAATTGGTTTACTCATTTTTTACCTACCTCCTTGATTAGCGACTGCCGTAGCCTCACGGATAATGTCTTCTCCGTGGTCTGCCCACATACGCTCTGCCCACTTCTTACCTTGAAGTCCGCCACCATGATACAGAAGTTCACGGTCGCTAGGGACTTTCTGGGTATTAGGTCGGCTCCAGAACCCGTAGTTCTCGTCGAAGAACGCACCTTTGCCGGTGTAAGGGTCTACATACAAGATACCCTCATACAGATAGTGTGCGTATGGAGTGTCCCATACCACTTGACCGCTACCAATTTTGGTACTGGTTATACCACTATCACGAAGCATGCCACTATCAAACGGAAGGTACGGGTCGCAATATCTAAGAAAACTCTCGTCTATTTGCTTTTG